ACCTGAATCACAAACCCCCACAAGGCCCCCAGCGCCGGTCGGACCTCCGTTCGTCGATCTCAGGACCATCTGGCCCGAGGATCATGTCAACAGCGCCTTCGCCTGCGAGAAGCGCTTTGCCCGCGCGACCTGCGCCAGTTTTTTGTGGACTTGCAGGAGGTAAGGCGTCTCGAGCGTGAAGCACAGGCCCCGCGACATGCGGTCATCGGTGCCATCCAGTGCGAACACCCAATCGCGGCGGAGGTCTATGAGGTCGAGGGCCGCAATGGTGTGCAGCTGAAGGCTCACCCGCATGTCGCCCAGATGAACGAGACCTGGCGGCAATGGCGATCTCTGATGGGTGAGCTGGGGCTCTCGCCGACCGCGGAGCGCAACATGATGCCGGGGCAGGGGGATTTGTTCGACGATCCGGCGTCCGAGTTTTACGGCTGATCTGTGTCTGAGGATCAGGTCACATCCTATGCCCGTGACGTGGTCGCGGGAACGGTCGTTGCTGGTCCTCATGTCCGGGCGGCCTGCGCTCGGCATCTGAAGGATCTGGACGAGGGTACCGAACGCGGGCTGCGCTGGGACTTGGCCGCCAGCGAGAAAGTCATCCGGTACTTCCGGTCTGTGCTCACCGTGGAGGTCGAGCAGCAGGATCGGTTCGGTGAGAATGTCAGCCGGGCGATTCCTTTTGTCTTGCAGCCCTGGCAGGCGTTCATCATTGGGTCGTTGTTCGGCTGGCGGACGGCGGACGGACTTCGGCGATTCCGCCGGGCCTATGTCGAGATTGGGAAGGGCAACGGCAAGTCGCCGATGGCGGCCGGCATCGGCCACTACATGTTGTCGGCGTGCGGAAAGCTTCGAGCGGAGATCTACTCTGCTGCGACCGATCAGGATCAGGCGATGATCCTGTTCAGGGACGCGGTCGCGATGTACGAGCGATCGAAGGCTTTGTTGGGCCAGCTTGAGACCAACGGAAAGAACCCCATCTGGCAGCTGCGCTTTCGTGGCCGGGATGGGCGGGACAATTCGTTTTTCCGGCCGATCTCCTCTGAAAAGAAGGGCAAATCGGGCATCAGGCCATATTGCGCGCTGATCGACGAGGTGCACGAGCATCCCGACAATAGCGTAATCGAGATGCTCCGCGCCGGCACCAAGGGCAACCAGGACGCGCTGATCTTCGAGATTACAAACTCGGGCTTCGACAGGAAATCGGTCTGTCGGCAGGAACACGAATACAGCGTTCAGGTCGTCCACGGTGAGAAGGAAAACGACGGTTGGTTTGCCTATGTCTGCGCCCTGGATGAGGGTGAGGAGCCGTTCGAGGACGAGTCCTGCTGGGCGAAGGTGAACCCCAATCTCGGGATCTCGATCCAGCCAGCATATATCCGTGAGCAGGTCGAGGAAGCGCGCGGGATGCCTTCGAAGGAAGGTCTGGTTCGCCGCCTCAACTTTTGTCAGTGGACCGACAGCGACGTTACCGCAATCCCCCGGAAGGTCTGGGCGGCCTGTGAAGGTGAGGTCGATCCGGCGGTGTTGCATAGGGCTGGATACCGATGCTTCGGCGGCCTCGATTTGTCACGGGCGCGAGATCTCACCGCCTTCACACTGACGTGGGTTCTGGAGGAGAAGCAGGACGCCTGGAGGTTCGCCACCAAAACGTGGTTCTGGACGCCGAAAGACACGCTGCGGGAGCGTATCAAAACCGATCGAGCGCCCTACGATCTCTGGATCAAGAGCGGCCAGTTGGAGGCGGTGCCGGGGCCTCGCGTCTCATACAAATGGGTGGCGGCCGCGCTTGCAGATCTCGTTGCGAAGTATGAGCCGATCACAATCGGCTGCGATCAGTACGGCCTTGAGCAGCTACAGGACCAGTTGAACGACATCGGTGTTTCACTGCCCTGCGTCGTGCATCCGCAAGGCTTCAATCGCCGCAAGATCGGCGAAAGGGTGGATCAAGAGCGCGACGAAACTGGCGCCGAGGACTTGGTATTGTGGATGCCGGACTCCATCAACAAGCTTGAAGCGGCGCTCCTCGAGAAGCGAATCACGGTTGAGGCCAACCAAGTTATGCGCATGTGCGCCACTGGCGTGGTCTATGACCAGAATAGAACGGGTCATCGCATGTTCGCCAAGGACAAGGCCACCTCCCGCATTGACGGAATGGTGTCGCTGGCCATGAGCATCGGTGTGGCCACCACGCAAAAAGCGCCTGAGCTTTCGGTTTACGAGCAGATTGCAGCACGAATGGCTGCGGGGAGCTCTTCATGAAGCCCTTCGCTTGGGTCAGTAGGGCCATAAATCGGGCTACCGGTTCCGGCAGTCAGCCTTCAGCATCGCGCATTGTCTACACTGGTCGTACGCGCGCCCGCGTCTACGTGGATGCTGACACGACCTTGAAGAACGCTACGGCTTGGGCCTGCGTTCAATATCTTACGAAGGCCGTTGGACAATTGCCTTGGCGGGTAATGAAGGAAACTGATCGGGGAAGCGAAGTGGCTGCCTCGCATCAGGTTGATAGGTTGCTGCATCGTCGTCCGTGCGCTGACATGGGTGCCTTCAACTGGCGGCAGGCGATGCTTGGTAACGCGTTGCTGCGCGGCAACGCCTACGCCGAGATCCAGTGGGACAACCGCGGGATGCCCTTTGCACTTTGGCCAATTCATCCCGAGCGCGTGACAGTGCGGCGTGGCTCGACAGGCGAACTGGAGTATGAAGTCTGGAACAACGGAGGCAGTTCTATCCTGGCGGCCAAAGACGTGTTCCACGTTCGTGGCTTCGGGGATGGGCCGGTCGGGTACAGCGTCGTAGAGTACGCGGCAGAATCCATCGGGTGGGCGCAGGCGACTGAAATCTTCGGGGCGACATTCTTTGGCGAAGGAATGAACCCAACGGGTGTGGTCGAGATTCCCAACAAGATTTCACCGGAGGGTCTTGAGGTCCTCAAGGCTGAAATGAAGAAGATGTATACCGGCCCGCGAGGCGAGCGGACGGTGTTCTTTGACGGGGGGATGAAATTCCAGCGGCTCGCGATGGAGCCGGAAACCGCGCAATTCATCGAAACCAGACAGCATCAGGTTGAAGAAATATGCCGCTGGTTCTCTGTGCCGCCGCACAAGGTGATGCATTTGCTTCGGTCCACCTTCTCGAACATCGAGCATCAAGCGATTGAGGTTGTCGTCGATAGTGTTACGCCGTGGGTTCGGGCGTTCGAGGAAGAGGCGGACTATAAGCTGTTCGGGGGCATGAACCGGCAGGGCTTTTATACGAAGATGAGCCTGCAAGCGCTGTTGCGCGGTGACAATGACAGCCGGATGAAGATCTACAAAGGGCTTATGGAGCTGGGTGTGCCGCTGAATCGCATCCTGGCCCTCGAGGATATGAATGGTATCGGCCCCGATGGCGACGTTTCCTTTGTCTCCAACAATGTTCAAACCCTTGGACCCGCAAACCGCAATCGCGTTGCTCGAATTCATACGCCGCGCCGAGGTGGCCGGCGTGTCTGTCACGCCCAGTATGGGCGCGCGTATCGCACGTCACATGGAGGCTGTCGCCGGCGTTGCGCAGGGCCAGCTCAAGATGGCCGTGGAGCCTGTTGCTCCGCCGGCCTGAATCTGCGCCGAAGACAAAGACAAAGGCTGTAGCGCCGGCCTGAACAGCTGCTCGTGAGGTGAAAAGGTCCGGAGCCAGAACCGGCCGGGGAAGGATCGCTCTGGCTCCGGAGGCGCTGCAATCTAGCGCACTAAGGTTTCGGCATTGTCGTTGGCGGTTTCTGCAACCCTCTTCAGTTCGGCCGCTGAACTCAGGAAGGTTGTTCGCCCTTCCTCGGAAAAGCAGATCTCGGCGAACTTCTCATATTGTTCTGCCATCGCTAGCAGAGTCCGTTTGTCGAGCATTGTTGCCTCCCTGTGTTGTGCGGATAGCAACAGACAGCGGGTTCCGAAGGCGTAAAGGCATTCGTTCCACTTTGAGTAAAGCACGTCGGCTCATGCCGAACGCATAGCTTGGCTCTCATTTGATAATCAGCAGAGGTCCACATGAACATGAAAACCAGCCCGAAAGGGGTGGCTGATCTCCTTTTGCATGAGGCGGTCGTCACCTCGCCGTACAAGGACAGCGTCGGCGTGTGGACCTATGGCGTCGGTCACACGGCCGCCGCGGGCGGCTCCGACCCAGTGAAGCTGCCGAAGGGCGTCGCTGCGCCTGTCGCAGATCTGATCGAACTCTTCCGGCGCGACCTCGTGAAATACGAGGCGGCCGTGAACAAGGCGGTGAAGGTTCCCCTCAAGCAGCACGAGTTCGATGCGCTCGTGTCGTTCCATTTCAACACGGGCGGGATCGCCCGCGCGTCGTTCGTTAAAAAACTCAACGCGGGCGACCGTGCCGGGGCAGCCGCCGGGATGCTGGCTTGGCGCAAGCCTCCGGAGATCCTCGGGCGGCGCAAGGCCGAGCAACTGCTCTTCCGGGAGGGCGTCTATTCCAATCGCGACGGCATGGTGACAGTCTATCCCGCGACCGCCGCCGGCACCGTCCAGTGGAGCAAGGGCAGGCGCGTGCCGGTTGCGGGGCTGATCGCCCCAGATTCTAAGGTCGGCTGCGTCGGCATCGAGCAGTTGGCTGGCCCGTCCGAGTCGCTGGAGCAGCCCATCCGGCCGGGCGTCGCGGATCCGCGCGTGGAACTGGTCCAGCGCCGCCTGGTTGGCCGGGGTTACGCGGTCGGTGATCTGGACGGCAAATGGGGCGGCGTGACGCGGGGCGCGGTCGCGGCCTTTATGCTCGACCGCAAGATGGCGGGCGAGCCGGTCATCACGGCCGAACTGCGCGCCGAACTCGACAGGGGCGAAATGGAGGGTTGGACCCGACCTATCGCCGCTGCCCGGGCCGACGCAACGGCCAGCACCATCGCCGACAAGGTGCCAACCGTGCAGGAGACCGCCTGGTCCCGGCTGCTCGCCAAGGTGCTCACCATCCCGTCGCTGGTTGCGGCTGGAATGGCGGGCCTCGTCGAA